GCTGGGTCATATCTTCCCAGTGTCGGAGAGTTTTAACCGCCGCTTTGCGCTTGCGCCAGGCTGCGCGCTCTTTCTTCGCTTTTGCCTGGGCCTGCTTTTCGCGCTTCTTATCCAGCTCCTGCATGGCAAATTCAGCGCCATGCTCAGGGCAGCACCAGCGTTGATTCTCAAATGTCGCGGTAAACTTCGCCCGGCAGATTTTGCAGCGGCGCTGAGTGCGTTTAAGCATGTGGCCTCCTTGCTCTCAGGCACAGCCACTTCTTATCTACCAGGCGGGCGGTATAGTCTTTCAGCGTAGGGATATCTGACGGCTTAACATCGACCTTGCGCTTGCGGCGCGCTGGCATGCGAAAGATTGAGCGCTCAATTACTTTGGCGAGGGGACTATGCATGGGATTCACCCCAGCGCTTGGCCCATTCGATTTCAATGCGGGACTTTTCGCTGAACTTAACGCCCTGTTGAGTGCCGAACCAGTAGATCGCCTCAATGACTTCAACCATCTGACGCACTGTCATTTTGCTGGTACGCTGACCGAACATCACAACGCCGCCATCAAGACCAGGAGCCATGCGCTGCTCTTGTTTTTTCGACTTAGCTACCAGGGCGGTAATAAGATCCTTCCAGTCGTCTGAGTCGTACTTATTACCGAACCAAATAACCTGATCTGACAGGTCCTTCAGGAGCGGCCACATTTTCTTGTTTTGTTCGATAGTGCGCGTCATCTCTTTGATATCGAGGATCAGGGGACGCTTGGCATCCACTGGCAATTCTCGAATGAAATTGATGGCGTTCTGTTTGATAGCGTCGTTGACGAGGTGGAATTGCTGTTTCACGCTTCACCTCCGAAGAGGTTAAACGCAGAATGCAGGAAATCGCCGGTGACTTTCGCCATCGGTGACAGGTGTTTCTTTGAAGTTTTGTGCGCCATGTGTCCCCACTTGGCGCCGGAAGCAAGTTGTCAGTTGTTCAGGCTGACAAGGTAATTATCGCCCTTCCCGGGGAGAAAAGCAAAATGAGCATAGGCGGGAAAATCCCGCCCTTGGTGGTTTATGTATGGTCGATAGTTAACGTTTATTTGAAAGGCTCTGGCCTTTCTCTAAAAATGCACTCTTTAATAAGATCCGCATCAGGCTCATCTCCATGAAGGGCGATAAGATATTCATTACCATCTTCATGAGAGAAACTATATAGAGAAAATTTGTAGCTTATAGGCTGATAAACTTCTACCCGCGCAGCCTGAACAGGGTGTGAGGCTAACTCTATCTGCTCACCAGGACCAAATCGCGTTATGCGTTTAGATCCTTTATATCCACCACCAAAAACCAACATATCATTCATCACGACCCCTATTATCACTTCTTCGCGTTCTGCTCTGCCATCTCAATATAACGTGGGTCACTTGCCCGCGGTAACTGGATGCTCTGCTCGCGATAGTAGCGCACGCGCTCCATGAAATACTCGCGCAGATGCTCTGGCTGCTCTCTGGCTACCACTTCGGCGACAACCGGCATGTTCAGGCGCTCTTTGTACGCGACGCCGGACGCGGCGAGATCGACGTTAACCTTGTCCTGCTCTTCCGGGCTTTGTGCTGCAATGTTCCACTTCGACATAAAAATCCCCTCGCTTGGTTGAGGGGATTATATATCACTACCGGTTAAGCTGCGCGGCTTTGCGTTCTGCGGGGGATTTAGGCATCAGTCTTCATCCTCGTCCCAATCATCATCGTCGTCATCGCAGGATGAGAGCAGAGGATTCATTCTCTGTCCTACCTGGCTGGCGTACCCGCGGCGACCGAGGTTGTGCAGCACGCCGTAGATTTCGAACATTTCGGTACGCTCGTCACCGATATCAAGCTCACATGCCAGCGTGTGGCATTCAGTAGCGAGTGCCGATATTTTCTGAAGCAATTCGACCTTATTCACCCTGCACCTCCTTCCATTTCATCTCGCGCTCAATACGCAAAGTTTCACTGTGAGCGAGTGCATAGAGACGATTTTCCATGTCTGAGTTAGCAGCCATGCAGATTACTGACCACTGCTCAGGCGTGAACGTGAAAAGCTTTTCGCCATCTTTGAGAACTACACAGTTAGCAGCATCATCGCGGTATACGCAGATATCAGTCACCTTTCACCTCCTGCGGGGCGGTGGCGAGCATGGCTTTATAACCAGCAAC